GACTTGATGATTTGGTTGCGATACTTCCTAGACTGGACAAACAAAGGATTACTGTTCAGCATCGAGAACTTATGATGTGACCAATCGTTACCAATCTTGGTTTGGTCAAGTTCGTAGAAGGGCGTGGTTCGGACACCGTTTGGAACTCCGGCATAAAACCATTTGGTTTCGGGCATAGCACCCGCCATACGGGAACGGTGGTTGATGTGGGAGTTATGAACTAAAACCCCATCCGCGATGAAGTTTTCGGTTGACGTTTCAATATCCCAAGTGTCAGAAACGCCACATTCAGTAATGGACTTTACCCGTTCAAACGCTAAGTGTTCTGGAAGTTCTATTCGGCTTATCCCTCTTGGAGTAACCATTTTGTAGTTTCTTTCTAGTTTGTCGCCATCGACATCTCGCAATGTAAGTGAGTAGGATTCGACTTGTTCTACACCCTTACCTCTTTTCTTGAAGAACCAATTAACACCAGTTGATTTATTGATATTAGAAACTCTCATATTCAGGGATATAGCCATCTGCCTAATATCTTCTACAAGTTCTTTTTGACACAAAACTATATACCAGACTGGTTTGCCCCTGTTGGTTTCATTGAAATACCCATCCGTAAGTAGTAGACCTTTTATTAAGGCGCGTTTCTTAGACGGCGACAATCTATAAGCCCAATCAGGGATTCTTTTGGTTTTAGCATACCCAAATACACCACACGACCTGAACCATTCGGCAATCTTTCTGGAGTTTATTTTAATCTCGTATTCCCTGACTTTCGGGGATGCACCGAACTCTGATGAAATCAAACTCATGCACTCAGAGAACGCCTTGTCGAAAGTAGGTATTGCAAAACTAATACCTGCGATGTGTCCGTTCTTTCGTCCATCACGCAACACCATGTCGGACTTACACCCATCCCCTAAATACATACCAAGAAGTTCTGCTTTCCCTTCTGTTATTTCTAAGTCGTCAATAAAAACATCAGACGAGTAATCAGGGAGACTTCTAGCAATAACGATAACATCATCTGGTTTAATTTCACCAAGAGGTTTCCACTGCAATTCCCACAAGGATGAACTTTTTGAAGGATCGCCGCGTTTCCCATCTCGAATTTTAACAGCACACAGAAATGGGTGATTGTCAGTTGCCTTAATTGACCTAGTGCCTGTCTTTAATTCGTACACAGGCTTACTTCCGTTAAATTTCTTACCTGTAACGATAGACGGAACAACTTCGCGGCCATTATACCCAAGAGTAATATCGCCTAATTCTATGTCTTTTATCTTCTTGTATTTGCCGCCTTTTATCGGAACACAAGTATCTGGTGCTAAACACCCAAAACTCATTTCGTCTGCATATATCTTTACAGGGTGAATACCAGTCATATTGACATCTGTTCCCGAGCTTCCCTCCAACCTGCCATGAATCGTCAAGCGAGTCTTGGTCAACAGTCTAGGCTTATCCCCGCGATTGGACTCTTGAATCAACGATTTCATAAACGGCTGTCTCCCGATATTAGACAGTAGTCGGTTAATCAGTGGGTCTAACTGTGCCTGAGTTGGGGTGGTGATGAGGATTTCTTGGTCTTTCTTGTCTCCTCTTGGAAGATAAGTGGCAATATCTCGCATGACTCGTCCAATCAAAGAAATGGTCTTAGCCACGTTACGAGACGTACATGCCAATATCCTGTCCGAATTGTCCAGAATCATCAACTTCTGCGGGGCAGTGGGTTCAATGGATAAGTCGCTCTTTTGGAAGAATAAACTAAATAGGAGTTGGTCATTTAAGATAACCCCCAATGCCGCTTCTGCCCTGTTTTCGCCAAAATCTTTCCTAGATTTCATCCTGTCGTCCTCTTGTCATAATTAAGATTAGTATAGCGCAAAATGGGGTAAGAGTAAAGTACCATTGCCGAAACCGTCCGTATCGGTTATTCTAAGCGCACAGGAGAAAAACATGAAAGCAACCTTTAATCGCAAGCAAGTGTTAGAGAAATTGTCGGTCGTTCAAAAGGCAATCAATAGTCGTGCCGTGTTACCCATTTTATCGGGGGTAAAGTGGGGATTTACAGACAAGGGTATTCGTCTAAGCGCCACAGACTTGTCGGTGTGGTTGTCTGCATTTGTTGAAGCGGAGGTCAAAGAGACAGGCGAGATTGTTCTCCCCCGTACAGTGATTGAGTGGTTGTCGAAGGACAACTCGGAATACATCGAACTGTCCGGTGACGAGAAGCGTGTGTCGATGACCCGCGTAGGCAAGAAGGGCGAAGGCAGTAAGTTCACTGGTATGGATGCCGACGAGTTCCCGTTGATGGGTAACGACTTCGATCAAACCTACGAAATGGATGCAGAGGAATTGTCGGAGTTGGGTGTTCGTGCGACGTATGCCGCATCGCCGGATGACAACAACGTGGTTGCTTCGGCGCTTCGTTTGTTGGGTGGAAATGGCAAGTTGGTGGTCTATGCCTTCAACGGATTCAAGGGTATGTCCAAGTACGAGTCACCGTTTGGCGGAAATTTCGACTTGATGGTTAGGGCTAAGGACTTCAAGGAAATTGCGAACCTATTTGATGGCGCTGTGACGGTAGAAGTCGGTCAGTCTAAAATTAGACTTTCAGACGAGAACACCACGGCTGTCATCAACACCATTGAAGCCAAGTTTCCTGATTGGGAAGCGTTCGCGGGTCGTACTGTTAAAGCGTCCTTCACGGTTTCTCCCAAAGAGTTTGTGTCAGTGATTAGTTCGGTTCGCGTGGCGAGTTCACCGATTCAAGTCAAGGGTGGCGGCGATGGTGTCCGACAGATTCGATTGCAATCCACTGACGAAGGTTTATCGGTTCTGTCAGTCGGTGGTGGCGAAAGTTCAGACGAAGCCGTTCTGGACGTGGATGTGGATGGTATCGTGCAATACGTGTTCAACTCAGATTTCATTATCGAACACGCTTCAAAGGTTCGCGGGATGTTGAAGATGAGTTTCTTGGATCAGGGCATTGCGATGTTTACCGATACGAAAGATAGTGCTTGGTTGGGCATGACCCCACCGATGCGAGGCTAACATGGAACGAGTATTGAAAGCAGAAGAAGCGTTGGAACAATTAGTGTCTGCTATGGAGGAACTGCAAACACCGCAAGAATTGAACGACTTCTGGTTTAAGGCTTATCGAATCTTGGACTCAGAAGTTGCCAAACAAGAACGTCGATTTAAGTCCGTAGAAGTGGATTACTAAAAAACAACTCCCTACTCAGTTTCGGTAGGGAGTTTGATTTCTGGATTGTCAGGTTCGTTCAGTTCGCGTTCCAGTTCTTCTCTGGTGAGTTCCTTATCTTCTAAGTCGTCGTACTGCGCGTTTTCGGCCTCAACGTTTTGGTCACGGCGCTTGTCTAATTCGGACAGTAAACACCGTTTCCAGTTGTAGCGATTGATCCGAATCGGTTGTTTACACCTAGCACAAGTAGATGACCACTCAAACTCTTTATCCGTCTCGGTAAAGTGATAGACAATCCACCCCATCCGAATATCCACTTCTGGTGCTTCGGCGCGACAGTCGGAACACATGATCGCAATAGCGCGAGACTTGAAGAAGTCATACGCTTCATTTGCCAACTTGGGTAGGTATTGGTCGAGTTCCGATTCTTCTTCGCTGACACGCTTGGCTCGGTTAATGCCCAATGCCGTAGCCTGTTGTCGGTGTTCGGCCATCATCGTCTTAATCGCTTCGGTCGTCACCTTCATTTCCTGCGGAGACATCGTTTCAATCCCCGCCAACCGTTGATTCAGTTTAGCACAAGCCACTTCCAAAGCCGCCATGTTGCGAATCTGTGTATAGTCCACCGTGGTTAACGTGGACATATCGAAGTCTTTCTTGTACTGCTGAATCTTCTTCTCGATTAAGGTGTCGTTCTTGCGTAGGGTTTGTCGTTCGGACGGACTCACTACGAACCGATTTTTAGGTTTGGGTGTCTCGTCAAAATCCGCTAGTTCATCATCGTCTGCCATTGTCCTAACTCCCGTTTGAGATAATCCAAGTATAGCACTATCCGTCTTTCCAAGCAATAGACTAGGACTAGATTCCTATTGTTAGGTTAAGTCGTTTCCTGTAGAATAACCATCAGGAGGCAACATGGTAAATAAGGTGTATTTGAATGAAGATGAAGATGAACTGTGGTTTACGGTGACGTTAGAACCGGAAGCCATTATCGCTATCGACAAGGCTATGAAGGAAGAAGCCGAAAAGAAAAAGGCTAAACGTCGCAAGGCGGCAAAGAAGGTGAAGCGTGGCTGAACAACTTTCGATGTTCGATATTAAGACTCCGAAGTATGCCGTACTGGACTTTGAAACAGGCGGATTGGACGAGAAGGTTTGCGGTCTTGCGAGTGTGGGTGTTATCCGTTTGGACGAGAACCTGCAAGAAGTGGATCGTGATTACTTTCTGATGTACGAGGAAGATAAAGTCTACGAGCAAGGCGCGTTGGACGTGAATCAGTTGACGTTGGCGCAACTACAAGCGGATGGTGTTCGCCCTGATAAGTTCATTCCTCGATTGCACGAATTGGTTGATGGTTTGGTGATGGTGAACCACAATTCTGCTTTCGACTGCAAGTGGTTGAATGCGCGTGGTTGGTCTATTCAGGAAACTATCGACACGATGGTTCTTTCGTTGAAACTGTATCCGTACCAAAAGGCCAAGCAAACCATCGCCGCTCAACGTGAAGGCATCGTCGTAACCAATGCCCACAACGCTTTGGCCGATGTTGAAGTTTGCGCTGAACTGTTGCGAAAATACGCTTTGAAGAAGGCTGATGCGCTAACTCCTAAGCAGATTGTGTGGAATCGCTGGAAATGAAGAAGCCAAATCCGTTGTCGTTTATTCTGATGATATTGGGTGCGCTACTCGTGTTCATCAATCCGGTGACGGGTTTGGTTTGTCTGGGTATAGGGATATTGGCGCTTAAACTATAGGATAGATTATGGGAGATGAAGGCGGTATGTTCGGGCGAGTTCCGAGTGTCCAGACCAAAGTTAATGAAGCGACTGAAACTGGACAAACCCTAGAGAAATTCCTAATCCTGATTGGTGTGATATTCGTCGGGATGTGGATACTGTACGCCCTCATCAATATCCTGTTTGGATTAGAAGATCAATATCTGATTGTTAATCTCGCCTTAGTCGGACTGTGTATGTTTTCGGCTTTCAAAGCGGAGAGGTATTCTGCACGATGGTTGCCGGACAACTTAATCGAAATCTCCAATGAAGGCGGGGTAAGAGAGTTTAAGGTTAGCCGCAAGTTCGTCTTTATTCTGGTTGGGATAGGATTATCCTATCTTGCTTCAACCAAAGCGGCAGGGTTCGTCGTTTGGATGCTGTACTTCAAAACCGAACCCATTGATGATTTAGTCAAGAAACTATTTGCCTACTCGGTAGTGGCGCTTTCAGTGGGATTCACGGTAGGAGTTGTCCCTTTATTTGACCGTCTATTCCATGAGGTTAAAGATCGTTATCACTCTCCGGTAGAAGTTGCCAGAATCAAGGCGCAAGCCGAAGAAGAACGCAAGAAAATGGCCTTAGAGCGTAAGTGGGCTTTAGAAGATGCTGAATACGAAGCGCCACAGTTGGAAGCGCCAAAATACAGCGTATCAATTAAGAGCGGTAACACCACGCAGTATCAGACGCTAACCAAAGACGAAGTAGAAATCATTCAGTTCTTGGAGGGTATACGAGATGGGAAATGGACGACTTCTGAATCAACTTGGACAGGTCAGCGACTTCCCACAGGGGTTGAGTTATCCGCTGTGGGTGGACGAATCAGGGACGAATTATTGGGTGGCGGATGGGCGGAATGGCGACACCCTGACGAAAAGCGACAGGGATGGATTCTCACCGACATCCCAGACGAAGTTATCAGAGGATTGGTGGAATAATTATGACGGATATGACGAGGTTGGGGCAGAGTGGTATGACTGGTAACACCCCTTTCGTGCGCTTACGTGCGTGCGAAAATTATGTAAAGGCCAATTTACCCCTTCTGTACGATAGGAAAGCGGGGTAGGGGGATGGGCAAAATTAGGGTAAAGATAGAGCATGAATATCATAATTGGCGTTCCCCCTATGTTGATAAGTCTAGTTTTGGACTTTACGGGTTAGGGTTGCCGTTACTCGGTTTTCGGTTTAATCGACAATATCTCGTACTGGAATTACTAGGATTAAGGATAAGATTGATATGGATTACCCCATTAAAGCCAAAGCCATGAGATATATCGTCCAGTTCCAGCGGGTAGGTGGAGAGAGTGACTATTACAAGGTCGTGGATAACCGCACCAACCGCTTAGTCGAGAAAGACCTAGACATCGTATCAGCCAACAGAATGAGGGATAAACTCAATGGACTTTGCCAAGAAACTCCTGATAACGGGTAGCCAAGAAATAGGCCGAGACGCACTAGCCGACACTGAGAAATTGGTGTCGGTTTATATTGGATCAATCTTGGTAGGTGATGCCGAAGGGATTGACGCTAAGGCGATTGAGGTGTGCGATAGGTATAATGTACCATGTACAGTTCATGGTGCGTTTGGTAAAATGAGACGTAAGACCAAACAGGGGCAGAACGTGGCTCTTGCTGGAAACTACTGGAATAGAGACAAGATTATGGCGGACAACGCCGATGTGGTCGTGGCGTTTTGGAACGGTTTTAGCGCAGGAACACGATACACGTTTCAACAGGCTATCTTACGTGGGATTCCGGTCGTCGTCAGGAACTATAAAACAGGTATCGCAACCTATTACTTAAACGGAGAAATTGTGGAGGATGGAACACTCGATGAACTACGGCTTATCCTTTGATGATGTGTTGATTGTGCCGAGTTATTCCGACTTAGACAGTCGGGATGAAATTGACTTAGGTGTGGACTTAGGGTTTGTCCATTTAGATATTCCAATCATGACTTCCCCAATGGATAGCGTGACCGGAATTGAAATGATGGACGCGATTCGTCGGTTGGGCGGTATCGGTATCCACCATCGCTATGCGGATATTGACCTGTTAGTTAGAGCATATCATCATGGCGGTATTGCGGTGAGTCCGTCAATGGGTTTGGATTGGACGAACCAGATTGGTGACGCAGATCGGGCTTACGGGGTTCTGGTAGTCGATGTGGCGCACGGTCACACCAAAAAGGTGATTGACTACGCGGCAGAACTGGTTAAGCAAGGGTTCAACGTCATGTCGGGGAATATCGTCACGGCTAACGCGGCAGAAGCCTATCTGGACGCAGGGGTTAATCTGTTGCGCGTGGGTGTCGGGCCGGGGGCGGCTTGTTCGACTCGTGTGGTTTCGGGCGTGGGCGTACCTCAATTTTCTGCTATCCTAGAAGTCGCATCAGCCTGTGGCAATGACGCCTACGTGATTGCCGATGGTGGTGTTCGATATGGCGGAGATATTGTCAAAGCCTTAGTTGCGGGTGCATCATGCGTGATGGTCGGTCGAATGGTTGCGGGTTCTACCGAAGCGCCGGGGATGACCGAAATGGTCAACGGTAAATGGATGAAGATGTTTCGCGGTATGGCGAGTGCTTCTGCCCTAGATGAAGCGGGTAAGGAACGGAACGTGGAAGGTGTCTCGTCCATGATTCCACATGAAGGTTCAGTTGCGGAAATCCTAGACCAAGTGATTCGGGGTGTTCGGGCGGGATTTGGATATGTAGGCGCACGAAACATTAATGAGTTGTGGGCTTACGCACAGTTCGTTCAGGTGTCACCCCTCAGTATTCAAGAAAGTCATCCGAGGATTTAGGAAGGCAAATATGGCTGACGAAACATTCAAGATTGTGGAAGTGAAGTGTGGAAATTGCGGAACTAAGTTCGATGTTGAACAGTGGGAAAGTGATGACGATACGGTTGTCTTAGAATGTCCGAACTGTAAGTATTTAGTGTGTTGGGACGGAACTATTTTTGCGGAGGTTGTCTAGTGTCAAACATTAATGCAGAAGTCTTATTGGCGACTCGTCACACGGAAAAGTCTAAAACTGGACTTATCACCATTGTATTAGAAGTTCCCTATTACGTGTGGGCAGAATTCTTGACGCATCGTCGGATTAGTAAGAACGCAACCAGTAATCGGGCAATGAAGATGGAACGCAACGTAGAGATGGGCTATTACATTCCTGATACGTTCTACACTCAGGGAGAAGGCATGGCATCATCGCGTATTCCGGTCGAAAATCAGGCTAAGGCACTTGAAACGTGGAAGATGGCGTGGGGGTATTCAGTATCGTGCTTTAACGGCTTAACTCAGTTGGGGGTTAGTCGTGAACAGGCATCGCGTGTATTACCTGCATTTAAGATGATGAAGGGCATTGCTACGGCAACCGAAGATGCTTGGGCGAAGTTCTTGGAATTGCGAGATAACCCATTAGCCGATGTTGCCATGCAGGAGTTCTCGGCTAAAGTCAGAGATGCAATCGGTATCGCGCAATGGCAAATCGACCACCGTCATGTCCCTTATCTGTCTGGGATTCAGAATTCAGTTTTCTATCCTGTCGGGAAACTTGTTCTGGAGTGTGCGGCTAGGATTGCGCGAGTCAGTTACGACAAGGCAGGAAGTGGAAAATCGGATTACGAACTCGGAAAACGGTTGTTGGACAACAAGCATATGTCATGTTTTGATCATATCGCCTTTTGGGTGATAAATCCCAACCTGTCTCCGGCGTCATTAAAATCAGAAGATACCGAACGCGAAAACAATATTGAGGATGGTATCGCGGAAGTGTACGGATGGCAAACCGCAAGGTCTATGATTGAACAAGGTGAATTCGATGGACTCTAGTCAAAACAACGGTGGGAATACCGACTACTATAAAGTTCCAGAAGGCGCGGTAACACTCAATGATTTGATCGAACACAAGAACATGAACTTCGCGCTAGGCAACATCTTCAAAGCCTGTTATCGGCTAGGCGAGAAATCCAGCGCAACGGCAGTGTACGACTTAAACAAAATCATCTATTACGCGCAACGAGAAATCAATCGACTCAAGAGAGAACAAGGTGAGTAATCAAAACTTTGGGTTTTACTTTAGTTGCAATGCCGATGGATCGGCTAATGACTACACAATTTACGTGGAATCGTCTGACGATGGTGAAACTGTTAAATTGGGGGCAAGATACAAAAATTCACAACCAAACACCCTGTATGAGATTTCAATGGACTCTGAGGACTTGGATGTGTTTGGTCATATGTGTTTGAGTTTGTCGTCAAGGATGAAGAATGTTTAGAGTTAAACTGGTTCACGAAAAGGCGATTAAGCCATCCAAGAGTCGTAAACTGGATGCAGGGTTTGACTTGTACGCTTTAGACGATGTAGTGATTGCGCCTAGAAGTCAGATGATTGTGGACACAGGCATTGAATTGGTCGAACTGCCTGATGTGTACAAGGTGAATTGGTCTACGGTCATGTTGATTTGGCCGCGTAGTGGACTAGACGCTAAGTTCGCTTTAACGACAGGTGCAGGTGTGGTGGATTACCTGTACCGAGGGCAAGTCTTGGTGTTGCTAAAGAATGAGTCCGATGACCGTGTGATTATCCCTTACGGCAAAGCGATTGCCCAAGCGTTGATTCAGCCTGTGTGGGTTGGTGATTTGGAAGTGGTTGATTATTCCATCGAATCAGAACGGGGGAATCGGGGTGGTATTGCGGAAATCTACAACGGCACTACAAGGAACTTCATAGATATTGGGTTTGCGCCAAAAGACAAATACACGGGCGGTTCACTAGGGTTCGCTTACCGAGATAGGACGGAAGAATAATGGACGATTTAGGAATGTCTTACGTTTATAGTGAGATGGACGAATATAAAGATAAGTGGATGGCTTATCAGGACGAATACGCACTAAAAGAAATGGGTGGTAAGTTCCTGTCAGAACTATTGAAATCACCCAATCCTGTTACCGCAAAACTGTCCAGAGTAGACGAACCACACGGTTACGCTCAACGAATAGTCACTTTCCGGTTACACGTTCGCAATGTCCAATCCATGACCATTCGAGAAGCCAAGATGGAAGATTTGCCCACTCGCACAATTGCTTTGAATTACAAGCAAGAACTCATTCGTCGGTTTAAGCGATTTATCCACAGGAGTTTTCATGGCTAAGGGTAAACCCTTTATCACGGTCTTGAAGGAAGAAAACGAAGAACTGAAACGGCGCAATCAAGAAATTCAGGATGCCTTAGTGGGTAAATACGCTGAGATTGAGTCGTTGAAGGTGGAAGTCTACTCCGAACGAAAAGCGTGGATTTCAGCCGAACAGGAGAATAAAGTCCTTAGAAAAGTAATCCTTAAAAAGACTCAATCCCATTGACCTGTAACCGTTTCTGAGTACAATAGAAACACCTCAACCACTGTCTAAGGGCAGTGGATTTTTTACCCATTCAGGAGACAATATAATGTCGTCGTATAATTCTTTTTCGGAGAATATCATGTCTATGCGGTATTCTCACACGAAACCCGATGGAACGAAAGAAACATGGCCTGAAATCGCCCATCGTGTCGCTACCGAGGTCATGTCCGTAGTCCCCGTTTCCAAAGATACCGTTCGTGAAATTGAACGAGTCATAGCCGAACGAAAGTTCATTCCGGGCGGTCGATTTTTAGCACAGGCAGGACGCCCGTTCCACATGACGAGTAACTGTTTTATGTATCGCGCTGAGGACACTCGTGAGGGTTGGGGCAGTCTGATGCGTAAGTCTACTGTCTCGCTTATGTCGGGCGGAGGAATTGGCGTTGACTATTCGGACATTCGACCCAAAGGTGCGCCACTCAAGCGTTCAGGCGGAACTTCGTCAGGCGTTTTGCCCCTGTGTAATGTCGTGAATGAAATCGGTCGTGGAGTGATGGCGGGTGGTAATCGCCGTTCGGCTATCTATGCTTCATTGCGATGGTCGCATGATGATGTGTTTGACTTTATCCGCATGAAGGATTGGCCTGAATACATCAAGAAGCAAAAAGAACTAGACTTTGACACTCCTGCCAAGATGGATATGACCAATATCAGCGTCATTTTGGACAAAGACTTCTTTGATGCGTGTGATAATCCATCTAATCCGATGCACAATCATGCGCGAGAGGTTTATTGGGCAGTGGTTGAGAACATGGTCAAGACTGCTGAACCGGGATTCCAAGTGGATTACAACAATAAGCGTGAGTCCTTGCGGAATGCATGTACGGAGGTAGTTTCAGAAGACGACGCAGACGTGTGCGTGCTTGGAAGCATCAATATGGGCTTGATTGATTCTCTGGATGAGTTTAAGACGGTATCAGAACTAGGGCAGATTTTCCTGTTGGCAGGGACGGACTATACGGACTATCCGACTCCCGAAGTCCGAACGACCCAAGTCAAAAACCGCCGAACAGGTAATGGTGTGATGGGTATGCACGAGTGGCTTATTCGGCGTGGAAAGAAATATGGGGCTGATTTAGAACTGGCAAGTTGGTTGCAGACTTGGAAAGACACCACGCGAGAAACCGCCGATAAGTATGCGGATCAATGGGGTATGAATCGGCCTGTTGCGGTTCGTGCTATCGCCCCTAATGGGTCTATCAGTATTGCGGGTGGTCGCACGACTTCTGGTATTGAACCTATCTTTGCAGTGTCTTATCTGCGTCGATTCCTTACCCCGCAAGGATGGAAAGCGCAATACGTGGTGGATTCGGTCGCTGAAAGACTAATCAAGGATGGCGCTGATCCTGACAAGATTGAGGACGCTTACACCCTGAGTATGGACGTTGAACGGCGCGTGTCCTTCCAGTCTTTCGTTCAAGGCTACGTGGATAACGCAATTAGTTCTACGGTTAATCTTCCCGCTTGGGGAACTCCCGGCAACGACAATGTTCAGGACTTTGGGGATATGCTTTACAAGTACCTGCCATCTTTGCGGGGTATCACGGCTTATCCAGACGGATGCCGTAGTGGTCAACCCTTGAGCGTCGTTCCTTATGGTGAGGCTAAAGATAAGGTAGGTATCGTATTCGAATCGAACGAAATGTGTTCAACGGGAGTTTGTGGACTTTAGTACCTAAATACTATTTGACAAATTAGTGGGTTGTGCTACAATACGAGTGCGGTGATGGGGAGTTCAGATACTTCTTTCTACCATGACAAAAAGACAAAAAACTGAACTCGCATGTTTCCCGCATGACTTATCAGACTTAGTGGCGTAGCGTTCGGTTACTTCTACTTAGGCTAGAGAGATGATGGTTCGAATCCATCCGGTCTGGAAACAGACTGTCGTCTAACGGTTAGGACGCTAAAATTTCCGAATGCGCCTGTTCCCTGAGTCGTCATGCAAACTAAACCGCCATCGTGCGGTTTTTTATTTCTATGGAGGATACCATGAAGACCAACAAGAAGGCAGTAGATACTCGATCAAATTCAGAGGTTCGCTTGGCTGGCGGGTTCGGTGCGCCATCGGCTAATCAGGAAGCGGAAGCGTTACTTCGTCGTTCCGTGATGGCATCTCTGTTGTTTGAGGGATTGTTCTATGAGGATGGTGTATCGAACGCTGAAAACGTCAAGGCGTTGATTCCGCAGGTTGATCCGGTTACGGTGTCGAAGATTGCAGTTGAGGCGCGTCACGATCAGAAGTTGCGCCATATGCCGTTGTTCATCGTGAACGAAATGGTCAAGCATCCGTCTCACCGGAAGTTGGTGGGAGAGACGCTGTATCAGGTGATTAACCGCGCTGATGAAATGGCAGAGTTCTTGTCAATGTATTGGTCGGATGGCAAGAAGCCTTTGGCGAAGCAAGTTAAGGTCGGTTTGGCTAGGGCTTTCGGTAAGTTCGATGAGTACAAGTTCGCCAAGTATAAAGGCGAAGGTGACGCGATTAGTTTGCGCGACGTGATGTTCATGGTTCACCCAAAGCCAGTACAGGGTCAGGAAGACTTGTATAAGCGAATTGCGGAAGGCAAGTTGAAGCAGTTCGATACTTGGGAAGACGAGTTGTCGGCAGGTAAGAATAAGACCGAAGTGTTTACTCGTCTGATCAATGAAGGTAAGTTGGGCGCTTTGGCTTTCTTGCGAAACTTGCGAAAGATGCAGGAAGCGGGTGTACCAGATGACGTTATCCGCAAGGGTTTTGAGACGGTTAATCCGAAGTGGCTGTTGCCTTTGAACTACTTGTCAGCGGCTAAGTACGCACCACGCTATGAACGAGAAATTGAGGCGTTGATGATGCGTGGGTACGGGTTGGCTAAGAAGTTGCCGGGGTACACGGTGTTTGTGGTGGACGTTTCAGGCAGTATGGGAATACCAGTATCTAGCAAGAGCGAAAATAGCCGATTAAACGTAGCAAGCGCAATGGCGATGTTGGCGGCAGAGTCGTGTGAGCGAGTGGCTATCTATGCTACGGCAGGTAGTGACGGTATGGGTGTCCACAAGACTGAAATCGTCCCGAATCGACGTGGGTTCGGTTTGATTGAGGCCGTTAAGTCGGCAGAGCGTAAGTTGGGTGGCGGGGGTATCTTTACTCGTCAATGCTTGGACTACATCAAGGAACACGAAAAAGTAACGCCTGACCGGATTATCGTATTCTCGGACAGTCAAGATTGCGACCGAAGTAAGCAACTTCCAAATCCGTTCGGGAAGAACAACTATATCGTGGACGTTTCCGCTCACGCGCACGGCATCAACTACAAGGGTGTTTGGACACGGGAAATTTCAGGGTGGTCGGAACACTTTTTGGACTACATCGCGGCATCTGAGGGGATTCACTGGACTCAGGACGAGTAACAGAAAAACGCCATCTTAACGGGTGGCGTTTTAATTACCCAAGTACCATTGCGTGTTTAGGGTAAAAAGTCTAAAATCAGACTACAGGAGGCGGTATGGGGATGCAATATGACGCAGGGCGACATTGTGTTGAAAACCGTAGAGAGAGTGTTATTTTATATGATGGAGAGTGGTACACACGAAAAGGTGGTGGTGCTATCTTTGCGGAAGGCAGATCGCAGTCGGTAGAAGTAAACAAAGAGTTACTGGCTTACTGGATTGCTTTTTTCGATAATCCCGATATGCGTATTAAATTTAATCTCGTTGACTTGATTACTTTTGCAAAAAATGAGATTGAAAGCGAAAGAGACTTGGATGAGGTAATACGTGACTGAAAACCTAACTCTTAGAGAGTGTGATAATTGTAGGTGGATTGGTACAGACGAATGCGTTGAGTGCTACCGCGATAAACACCCCTTACAAGGGCAGTACGAGTGGTTTTGGAATCAACTGACCGGAAAGTACGAGATGGCTAAATTGGAGGACAAACATGATTGAAGATTCAGACTTGTTGTTTTCGACTAAGAACTTCAAAGTAGGCGGATGGAGTGTCGAAATCCACGATGACGGGAATGTGTATATCGGTGAAGATGATCCGGTAAACTTGAGTGCTGATGATTTACAGTATATCGTGAATCAGGCCAAGATGTTCCGTGACCGACGATTTAACTACAAGGCTAGGAAGAAATGACGTGCTGGAAATGTGGTAAAGAGTTTGAACCCACCCGTTTATCGGTAGCAGTGTGGGCGGATAGCGGAAAGCCATTTGACCCGACTGATTGGGAATGTCCTGAATGTGAGGCTTTGGACGTGGAATCTGATTAACCTACTTATCATTCTGTTGATGTTCCTAGAACCACCCAATCCGCCTATCCCTAATCACATTCCTATTCAAGCACGAATCACCTACTACAACCCGTCATTAGGCGGAGTCAACTGTTGGCAATTCGTGAAAGGGCAATGCGTTTCCAAGACCAAATCCGGCGCAAAATGGCAGGACTGGTTTGGTCGAGGATTGGCTTGCCCTAAAGAGTTTCCGTTTGGGACTCGATTCTGGATTCGGAATCAGGTGTGGACGTGTGTGGACAGGGGCGGGAAGATTTACACGGAGTCCAGTGGCGTTATCAGGCTGGATTTATTGACCGACAAACATCCGTGGGCGGGTAAAGGGGTGTTTACGGTGTATAGGATTAAGTGAAAAGATATGGATAACCGTGAAGACGAACTGGCGCAGTGGAAACGCGACTTAGAAGCCAAAGTCCTAGAAGCGTCCAAGACGGACAAGGAATTGGCTAGGTTGTATGAGGAATACTTAAAGGAGAAAAATGGCAAAACTTAATTATCCAACTGATTCAAGTGGCAGACATTTGTGGGAAGATGATATTGTCGCCTTTAACCGTTCGGGGATGGTGGTGAGAGGTGTTGTCCGGTCGTTCAAACCTAGAACCGACTCGATTGCCCGAAACAACCGAACCATTAACAGTCTTCAATGGGTGGTGTTTATCGAGGCTGATGGCAAGTTGTCAGAAATCAGGAACACGGAAGGGATTTTGCTGATATGATTGTCTATTTGGCGTGGGTGTGGGACTATATGGAGTGCATGACGCTAGTCGGAATTTACGACTCTCACCCTAAAGCGGAACAGGCGGCTAAAGACTGGATTGCCGACTTCGTGACCAAGCACACGGAATTGTTTGCTAGTTACAACATGGAAGCACCTGATTACCAGTTCCAGTACAGGGTTAATCCACAATCCGTTCTGTGACGTTGGTACTATTGATTCAAGTCCCAAGATAGGATAAGATAGCATCATCAAACCGGAGGTAACAAGCATGGACGATATTAAGAAGTACAATGTTGTTGATGAGGATGGCGCGGTAATTGGATCATATAGTTTTCGCGGTAATCCTCAGATTGGCGATGTATTTGATGTGATTGGCGGGGACTTTTATATTGTAGGATTTGTTCGCAAGTGGATTAATGGCTATCCGACTCTCTTGGCTAAGAAGGTGGAACATGCAGGATAAGATGCGACAGTTGGCTGAACTTCGTGACGTGGTAGCGGCGATTAAGGAGACTCAGAACCGAATTTACGAGGAAGTCATTGAAAATAACCCCGAATATCAAGAACTTGATCGTAAGGCTACTTTAGCAAAGACGCAGATTGCCGAACTGGAAGAACAACTCAAGTCTTGGGCGTTGGAACAATTTGCTAAGGACGGTGGCAAGAAGCCTTTACCCAAATTGTCCATTCGGGAGTACACCAAAGTCGAATACGACCTGCCTACGGCTGAACAGTGGGCTAAAACCAATCTGCCCGATGCGTTCAGGTTCGATTCCAAGACGTTCGAGAAGTACGCGACAACGGTCAAATGCCCCGACTTTGCGAAGGTTAAGAAAGTGCCTAGTGCGTCCGTGGGCGAAGATTTGTCCGAATACCTTCAATCGGAATCCGAAGAAATCTAATTCAAAAACAGGAGAAACCATGAGTAATTCACACGAAATTGCCAAGAACTTAGTGGATAAAATCGAAAAAAACGAATGGCATATTGATGTCGTTTATGGCACAATTAGCCGTGAAGAATTTGAGAAACATATTCAGCAGGTGTTGGCTTACGAGTTATCAGAAGCCCCCGCCGACTTTGAAGCCGAACCGGAGTTGCAATTCCCATGAATCAGATTCCGCTAGATGTTTACACGGCTTTAGAGAAGGCGAGTCTGACGGAATACTGGAACGGGATGGTGAATGACGCCCTACTGAGAATGTCAGCGACTTACCTAGCCGATCCCACGCCTGAAAACGAACAACTGTTAAACAACCTGATTCGACGGGCTAAGAATGACGGTCGGGGAATGAGTTTGAACTAATGAAAAGATACACCGTTATTGGTCAATTGAACGGTCGGTGGTACGACTTACTGATGAACCCGTTGGACGACGAGTACGAAGCAAGTTGTCACGCCAACGCTCAAAACATGATTGTGCCTGATTTGAATTGTCGTGTAGTTGAATACAAAGCGGGAAAGTATGAGTATTGGCCTGATCTTGACAACGAATCAGTGTCCAGTCGGCGCAGTAGCCTAGAAGATATACTAAGTGGTATCAACTTCGACGGGCAAACCCCCGATTCGGTCATTGAATATAAGGATGGATTTAATACCAAACCCGTCAAGCGCGAAAGTAAACCTAGTAAAAATCCTAGTTCCGAATACGACATTCCGTTAAATCCGCCTAGAAAATCACGAAAGCAGTCATTCATTGATTCGGGTTATGGGCAATTACCCGAAGGCGCGTCGGTGGATTGGGATGCCATTCGTGAAAAGAACACAAAGCGAGGGCTTGAAATCGCTAAAGCCGAAGCCCAAGCAGGGTGGGTGAATCCTAGAGTAGACCCATTCTGTTGCCCGACACCGGGGTATGTTCCCCCAACCCTTAAACGAAAGGGCTGTGGATTACTCGCCCTAATCATCCCCGCTCTATTGATTCTCTCACAGGTGATTACATGAGTTTATTTGGACGAAATACCGATAACCAGATGGCTGAGTCTGAACGACTAGAATGGGAGATTGAGAACTCCTATGTCGAACTTCAAATGAAACGCCTACGGTACGAACAAGCCGTAGAAGAACAGCGCCGAAAAGACAAAGCTGAGTATGATGCTGAACAGAAGATGTACGCAGATCGGAATAAACGGTACGAAAAAGAACGACTCGAACGTAAGGCGGTTGTAAAAAAGCGCGGGAACGGTCAGTGGCTACTACAAACTGACGGAACATATTGGGACTTTGAAGGTAACATTGTTTATCCGAGTGACTTGAGATAATGTTCAAAACTATCGCTAAAATCGGAACAATGTCATCACAGTTAATCGAGTTTCACGGCAAGAAACACACCTTCAAAGTGGGCGAGACGGTGATGTTTAGAGAACAACCCAACGACAAATGGACGCAGGGCAGGGTGTGGTTAGTGGATAATCACACGCCATATGTGGAGAAAATGTAATGAAACTCACCAGAGTAACCTCAGACGATTGGGAAGGATTGTATTTAGACAATAAACTCATCGCTCAAAATCACTCAGTAGATACCTATTACGCTTTGATGGTTGCGCTTAAAACGACTAACCCACTCGTTATAGATATTATTGACCTCCAGTTGGTTGACGAAGATTGGATTGAGTCCGTTGGTCGATTCCCTGATAATTTAGAAGATATTCCCAAAGTCTGAAATTAGACTTGTAAAGGAGAACTGTGGATAAATTGTGGAAGTTTCATTGGGACTGCGGACGCGCCGGAGACTTGTACGGAGTGTTCATCGCTACCGAAGAAGAAGTCCAATCGTTAGTCGGTAAGGAAATCTACTTTGGGGAAGTCCTCGGTAAGCACTCCGAAGTGTACGGTACAATCGAACAAGGCGAAATCACCCTGATTACCGATAACGCCGAAGCCATCAAAGCCCTACAAGAAGCCTGTGGCAAGACGATTTCAGGGCATAACCCTTTGCAGTATTGGGTGGAACAAGATGAGTGATGAAATCCGCTATTTAGGCGATGTACAGAGATTGGCATTGCGATCAGGGGATGTGGTCGTACTCACATCGAAGTGTCGCTTAACAAACGCCGAAAAAGGGCGCGTAGCCGAATCCATGCGGAATATCTTTAAGAACAACCAAATCGTGATTCTGGATAGTAACTTTGAGATTTCGGTTGTTGGGGGTGAAAGTGAATGACCTTTGCCCGTTCTGCAACCAACTCGCCCCACTCGTTCTGGGTGGAGAACCCGTCACTGGACTCCGTATCGGAGATGGGGTAGATGATTGGGTAATCGTTCACGTCAGTTGCTTAAACGCCGAACGAGACAAAAACCGTCAGGAGTCGAATGGGCAATATAACTCTAGCCGAACTCGAAAAAACCATATAGTCTCTATCGCCTACCCTGTACTACGGCATGTCTGATACCTGCCCTAAGGGGGAATACTTCATGGTCTTAGAAACCGAGTGGAGTCCCCCATTCATCATCGTCCATCCTGACGACTTGGATACCTTGCGGCAAATCGCCTACCCCGCTCAACTGGTTCACCTGTCCCAAGAATCCTATGAAAGCCGAAGAAACCGATTAAGTAGACCTATTCGACACCCTGAACTGAAAGACCCCTACAAGGACTTATGGAGTCACCGATGGTCAATCTAACCGATTACTACCACAAGACATAATGAAGGTCGAGGTATTTTTAACCCTTTTTAGTGTACAAAACGCCTAACGCCTTTTACACCACCCACTTCCCTTTACCGAGGAAATAATTCATGACAATACGCCACATCCCCAAATCAGTCATCTGCCGATGCGGTTGGA